TCGGAGAACGCGCGCCGCGACCTCATGCTTGCCGATAAGGTCGAGCGCGAGTGCGAGGATATCATCTTCCGCCTCTCTCCCAAGGAAGACGAAGCATTCTGGCACATGATCTGTGACGGACTCTACATCAATCCATTACGCCAAGGCCGCGATAAGCTCCTGAAGCGCAATGCCTTCTATATCTCCGCGCTCTCGGGCGTGAGGATGAAGGGCGGCATTACCGAGGCTGATATCCTGAAGGCAAAAGAATACCCGATCAATGAGCTCATCGAGGTCAAGAACAAGCTGGCCAAGTGCCTCTGGCACAACGACCGGCATCCATCTATGCACTACTACACCAAGGGCAACCGCTGCCATTGCTTCCCCTGCGGCAAGTCATTCGACTCCATCGATATAGGAATGAAAGTCTATGGACTTTCATTTATAGAAACGGTTAAGAAACTCGCGCGATGAACTTCAAAGAGCTCGAAGATAAAGTTGCAGAGCACCTCTACGGCGAGGACAGCGGCATGCTGCGCATAGCGCTGGCGTCTCTCATCGCGACGCGACTGAAGGTAGCGGACCCCGTGTGGCTCATCATCATCGGTCCGCCGTCTTCCGGCAAAAGCCAGGTCTTGCGCCCGCTCGCGCTGACGGACGCGAAGTTCATCCACCGCGTGGATGATGTGACGGAGAATACATTCCTGTCCGGCGCGAAGACCGGCAAGGAAGGCGGGGAAGTCTCATTCTTGAAGAAGATCGGCAGCCACGGCATGATCGTCATTTCCGATTTCACCGTCATATTCTCCAAGAATTCCGAGAGTCGCTCGGCTATTCTTTCGCAATTCCGCATGATCTACGACGGCGAGATGGTGAAGCATGTCGGAAACTCCCCGATTCCGATCGAATGGAAGGGTTCGCTCGGAGTGCTCGCGGGTTCGACTCCTTCGATCTACACTCACTTCGAAGAGGTAGCCGACATGGGCGAGCGCTTCATTTATTACCGCATGAAAAGTTATGACACGGAAAAAGCTACTCGTCTATCTTTGGGCCGCAAGACCTTCGGCAAGGATCTCGACGACAAGCTCTCCGGAATGTATGCGGAATATATAAAGGATTGCGTCAAGGGCTGCAAAGACATCGGTCCGATCGAGGTGAGCGAGCCGGTGAAAGAGAGAATCTTGCAGATCGCCATGTTCGCGGCGAAGCTGCGCACTCCCGCCCATTACGACAAGTATATCGGACAGATCGACCGTGTGCCCGTGTCCGAGATGCCGATGCGTGTCGCACTTCAGCTCTCGGCAATCGCCAAGGGCCTTATGGCTATGTGCCATCAGGACCGGGAAGATACTGTCCTTGATGAAAAGGACATCAGCTACATCGAATGGTGCGCCTATAGCCTTGCAAACGAGGAAAGAAGGGCGTGCCTGCGCGCTCTTGCCGGCGTTTCATGGGAAACAGCAATGGGGACCGGGGACGTGGCGGACAAGATAGGGCTTTCGACCGATGTCACCCGCCTGCATCTCCAGCATCTTGCCGCAATCGGCATCCTGGAACGGTCCGGGGGCGGGGATAGCTTGGCCTGGAAGTTTCTCCGGAAGGAAGAATGGGCGATCGTGAAGAGGCTCGAGGGACTGGCGACTGCTGAGGATTTTGTGGCTAGGCAGGTCACTCTGGACGAGGCCGGCGAGCAGAAGGCTCGCGTCGAGGCGGAATGGGCGATGATGTAAATGACTTCTTGCCCCAGCGTGCGGCGTGCATCTTCTGTGAATGGAGAGCGCGCGCTTTTTTTGTCATCTTCTTATTCTTTTCCTGAGCGAGAAGGGAGAAATACTCGGTCTTCTGAGTCTCTGGGAACATCTGCCAATACCGGCGGATTCTCTTTCTGAGCTGCTCAACCGTTTCCGGTTTCATCGTGTACTTGCGTTTCTTTGCCATATAGGTCGTAGTATATCATGCTTGCGGGTAAAACAAAAAGCACCGAGGGAAGTCGATGCTTTCTGCCGAGAGCGGATGATTACTAGCTATATATCACAACCAAAATGGAGAGTGGGTCCCCTGATGAATCCTCCAAAACATCAGGGGGCTTCCCTATTATACACAAAAAACAGGCGTGCTTGAAGCGCCTGTTCTCTATTAGTACCAGTCCTTTTCAGGAGGCGTGCTTTTGACGGCACTACTCAATACTATCACCCTCCTTATCAGCTTCCAACTTCACGAAATAATACTCTTCTCCTCTGTTCATGAGATCCGTGGTCTCGATGTATTTTTGGATCTCTGCCTTGATGGTTTTAGTTTCTGGCGGGAGCAACAGCTTGAGCTCGCTGATGATTCCATTCACGGAAAAAAGAGCGTTCTTATTGGTCTGATTGATAGTGAACATTCGCCAGTTGCTTTCCGGCGCCATTTCCACTTTAGGCGAGAGCTTCCAGGCGATGATCCTCCGCGTCGTATCGCTATAGAACTTGATCATCTTTCCTTCGGCTTCTATGGCGCGGATCGCTTTCGCCCCAAAGGAAACAGATCCTCTCTCGAATGAGATAGAGACGAATACGGGTTCGTCATCGGGGGGGGGTAACGGCTGTGCGGGGAAAATACTCTGCAAGGTGCAACTTCTTTTTGGTGACTTTCATTTAATGATTTTTTATTGCCGAGGAAAATATACTTTTCCTCCTGCTTTAGTTACTAGTTTTTCAAACGTCTCGATATCTATTCCGGCATGGATCGCAACCTTCGGCCTGCTTGAATATCGGCTCGTGATCAGCCACGCAATGGCGCCGCTATTTATATCCTGAACCGAGTAGGAAGAATTTCCATTCGCGATATCCGAAGGAGTTTCTAATTCTCCATCGAATTTTACCTTCAGGATCTTATACTCATCGCCGTCCCTGTGCGGGCCATACTCATAAGGAGTGCCGGCATTGTGCTCGTAAGGCGCATCATCCCAATCATCGCCCCACTGATCGCTCAATTCCTGGATCGTGGTGAAGTAGGCCGTCTCATTATCGATGTAGCAAAGTTTTTCTTTATTCATGTCTATCGATTATTCCTCGGGCGCTTTTCAATCCAGTACCTTACTCCAGGCAGAGCCGTACCTGCTTTCTGCTCTGCACGGATGAGGGTTTCATTCGGCGTGACATATTTGCCTCCAAAATTTGCCAAGGCAACAATGTCAGTGACTTCGAAGCACGGAGTATCGACGAACGTGATCGATCCGGCATCGGTGGTAGTAGTCTTGTCGACTTTCTCGATGGCGGCGATCTTCTTGGCTGCTGTCGTCGGGGAGAGATTGCCTTTGCCGACAGCGACGCGCTTGGCGATCCTATCCTCCTCGATCTTCGCGATCCGGTCCGCCTCCGTCGCGTATACCGTCATCTTATCCCGGAGCGATTGGCTGGCCGCTGTATAGGTTTCCTCAAGAGGCTTCCATCTTGCGCGCTCGGCCTTCAGGGCTTCATTGAGGGGCTTTGTGACTTTCTCGCGCTCTTCTTGCACGCGATCGAGGAACTGATTCACTTTGGAGAGGATCGTGGTGGCTTGTGCGAGCGTGTCGGCATCGGTGATGACAATTCTTGAGGCTTCGCTGATGACTGGGGCTGCCTGCTTCTCGAGGACTATGACTTCGTTGGACATATGATTGGTTTAATTTATTAGGGGAATCTTCGATAGGTCGACTCGCGACTTGCCTGCATTGGTCTGAACCGGCACTTTGAGGCCATAGGCGCGCAGCTTGCGGATCCACGAGTCAATGGTTGCCGGATGGCAGTTGAGCAGAAGGGCGACTTCCTTCGTCGTCTTGCCTTCGGCTTTGAGCGGTATGATCCGCTCCACGTCGGCCTGGTCCAGCCGGTGGTACTTCTTTTTCTTTGAAAGCATGCTTTTTACTTTAGGTTTTTGTCCCCGAGACTTTTGTCCCCAGGTTTTTGTCCCAGAGGGTCTCGGGGGATTGATAATGGTTTTTTCTTAGAGCGTGTTTTTCTGGCAAACAAAAACACCGCTAGTGCTAGTCTAGTGGTGTTTTCGATTCCCGCTTGATGCGGCGTTCGTTTACATTTTACTTTTTTTGTCCGTCTCTTTCTTTCCAGTGATTATGCAATGTCTTTTCTTCGTGCAATATCGTATAGCCATTTTTGCACGTGGTTTCCGTTATTGGGAAAAAACGCGCCGTATATCCGTCTCGCTCATTATAAGCCATACATACGCGGCCAATCATCTTGCGCTCGAAGAATAGTTCCATTGTGAGATTGTCGTTTCCGCTCTTTGTGACTGACTTGCCGCGCTCGCTTGTGGCTTCTAGGAATAGGCGCATATTATTTGTATTCGCTATTCTTGGTAATGGCGAAGTCTCCTCCCCAATCGCGCATGAAGCCGAGAGAGATGCAGAGCTTTATTTCCTCTTCAGTGAGCATGTCGCTCATTATCTTGAGGACAAAGCCGCGCGGATCGCCGCTATAGCTCAGAAAATCCGGAAGCTTGTTTTTTGTCGTTCCTGTGAGCTTGCAGAGCTGCCGCATAATTTCCGCCTGTCTTGCTTTACCTTCTTTCGCTTGCTCATTCGTCGCACTGTGCTTGAAACTCGGCGCGCCAGTGTAACCTATCCATGATTTCTTTTCCTCATCATAATAGTATTCTCCATTGCATTCTTTCTCAATATGCAATTTGCATAAGTTTGAAAGGCTGCGGCGGAATGGCGCGGAAGCTGCGGCAATGCGAATAAGCATGTTCTTGTTTTCTGAATCCATATTGTTTTTTCAATGAGCACCGGCACTCACTAGCATAGTGATGATGCGGGGCTTGCTTGATTGCTTGCCCTATGACGAGCCTATCGGGTGATAGGCGCGCTGAGGGAAAACTATCCTATAAGGCTATCAGCATCGCTGAGAACATAGCTTGAGCCTCTGCTATTGCTTCGCAGCATGAGCAATAGGACGGGCTTCCAGCCGGTAGTCATTCCAACAGTGCCGGACTTCGTTTCGTATATATCGCCTTTGGCATCTTTGAAAGCAACCTTGATGCGCTTATCAGTGCCATAGAACGGCGCGAAGCGCTGAGCGATTGCACTGTAGTCTATTTGAAAAACACTTGTTGCAGACACTTGAATATGTGTTGTATTTAGACATGTTTTTTTATTTAGCTAGGCATAGAGTGATGAGCGCGTGCAGGTGATATAGAGCAACGGCGGTAAATGGCAGGGCGAGCAGATTAAGGAAGCCGAACCAGGCATAGAACTTTCTTAGTAGCGTGTACTCTTCTTGTGTGTGCATTGTGATAAATGGTTATCCTTCTTTAGTAATACTCTAAGTATACACCTATATATACATTTGTGCAAGTGATTTGTTTCGTATTTATATACTGCGCTTGTGGATAGTGATTTTGTCAAGCAATTATATCAGAGCGCGGGGCGCTCTGATGCAAAGAGGTGTTGCACTTTTTCGGGTAGGGGAGAAAATGAAAAACATGCCCTCTCAACAAGGCCATTTTATGGAAATGGTGTCCGAAAATAGGGCTATAAATGGGTCAAAAAAATAGAAAAACGGCTCTATTGAGCCGGATTTAGGATTTATTGTTCTGGTTGTACCTCTGGTACAACCAGAATAACAAAAATTCATCATTGTTGCAAGTCTTTAGGAATGTTATGACATAATTAAGGAATTATGTCGATTGTGTGCGTTTGGCTGTTCCTTGAGGATTCCGGCGATGTTGTGGCTCGCTCGTGCTTGCTCGATATGAGCTGTGCCGCTCTCATCGCGAGCCCGCATGCTCTGCTCATTGCCGCCGGCGATTGTGGCACACTGTATTGTATTGCACAACGCGAGCCCGCATAGTGTCAAACGGTGGCTATAAAGACTCGAAACACGCACACATATTTTGCGCCCCAACTTTCGCATTTTGGCAAGTTGTGCGCGGATATGTCGCACAATGTATATTGTGGGACATGCTTTTAATGGCTCAAATGCTAGGTGAAACAGAAAAATGGCTAGGAATCACTAGGCACGCCGGTATCGTCCCGCCGGCGATCCAATATAGCTATAGCTCGTGCTACATAATAATTTTTTCCCTGCAGATAGTCTTGACATAATGTAAACCATATGGTTTTATAACATAACTATTTCCTATATACTGTTGTATAATATAGTGAAATGCCACAAGCAATTCTTCAAAATCGAGTAGATGAGCCGTTTCTGAATCCAAAGCAGGAGGCTTTCATGAGATATTATCTCGATCCTCAGTCCGACACGTTCTCGAACATCACGCAAAGCGGAATCAAGGCAGGTTTTTCAGAGGAGTATTCGAAAAATCTGACCGGCTGCATGCCAAAATGGCTTGAGGATTCTATCGGCGACGCCCGCCGGATGCGCCAAGCTGAGGAAAATCTTCACACCCTGCTCGTCCAGGATGACGACATCAAGGTGAAAGCCGACATGACCAAATTCGCGCTCTCGACGATGGGTCGCCGAAAGTATTCCACTCGAACGGAAACCGACGTAACCTCCAAAGGAGAAGCGATCAATCAGATCAATTACATCATCCCTGCGGAAGCGAAGGTAATCGATGAATCGAAAGTCACGGATGTGTCACCCACTCCAGTCGATGAAATAATCCCTGCTCCTAAAGATGCAACTGACGCTCCAGCCAACGCTTAAACAACACCTTGCTTATCAGGCCCTGCAAGACCCCTCTAAAGATATCGTCTTTCTGGGCGGCGGCGCCGGCGGGGGAAAATCATGGCTCATCTGTGAGTCCCGCCTATTGAACGCCATCCGATTTCCCGGATATCGCAGCTTCATCGCCCGCGAGGAGCTGAAGCGCCTCATGCAGTCGACCTACATCACCTTCACGAAGGTGTGCTCCTTTCACAAGATTCCGGAGAAAAGCTGGCGGCTGAACGGGCAATATAACTTCATCGAGTTCACCAATGGCTCCCGGATCGACCTGATCGATCTCAAGTACCTGCCGGCGGACCCGCTCTATGAACGGCTCGGATCGCTCGAATATACTGACGGAGCGATCGAGGAAGCCGGTGAGGTGGATTTCGTCGCTTTTGACGTGATAAAATCGCGCGTCGGCCGCCATATGAACAAGGAACTGAATCTCCACCCGACCCTGCTCATTACCGGAAACCCGAAGGATAATTGGACCAAGCGATTGTTCTACAAGCCCTGGAAAAACCACTCACTCCCAGCGAATGTGGCGTTCATCCAGTCTCTCTATCGGGATAATCCGTACACGAGCGACGCTTACGGAAAGCAGCTCGCGACGATCAGCAACGAAGCGACGAAAGCCCGCCTCATGGATGGCAACTGGGAGTATGATGCGGACCCTGCCACACTCATCAACTTCGATGCGATCGTGGATATGTGGACCAATTCCCTTCCCCTCACGCCCAAGAATCGCGAGAAGTTCCTCACGGGAGACATCGCCCGCTATGGATCGGACAAGACGGCGCTCTTCGTGTGGGAAGGCATGACGCTGCTCAAGGCTTACGTCTATCAGAAGCAAGGAACCGACGTTACGGAAGGCAAAGCCCGTACCGCGCTCTCTGATCACCACGTTCCGTACTCCCAGGGGATAATCGACGAGGATGGTGTCGGAGGCGGAGTGGTGGATCACCTTCCCGGCATAAAAGGTTTCATGGCAAACAGCAAGCCGACGCTCAACCCGGCCACGGGCTTGCAGGAGAATTTCGAGAATCTGAAGACGCAGTGCGCCTATAAGCTCGCGGAGGCGATCAATACTCACCAGATGGCCATAAGTCCTGAGTTCATCCTGGAAACCAACGTTCCCGGCCTCACGCCGGAGGTCTTCAAGGAGAATCTTATTCAGGAACTCAGGCAGGTGAAGACCAAGGATGCGGACAAGGACGGGAAATTGAAGATCATGCACAAGGAGGACATCAAGACGAACATCGGACGCTCCCCTGACCTGCTGGATAACTTCATCATGCGTATGTTCTTCGAGCTCACGAACTATGGAGAAGTCGAAAGCGCGCAGAATTTCGAGATGTATACCACGCAATATAATTGATTTTGCGCAAACGTGGTATAATATACCCAATGACACAAGCGGCGCGGGCCTTACTTGTAAAATTATCCAATTTTACAAATGGCCAAAAAACTAACTAGGACCCAAGTTGAAGAAGCGGCAGCGGCTTTGGTGATGCTCGAGAAGCGCCAATGGGAAGATGCGACGGCATTCGTTACGGAGAAGGTGGCCTTCCGCATGAGGTTCCTAATCCGGCAGCTCCGGAAGAATTACTGGGGAATATTCGACTCTCCGAATGATCCAAGTACAGGTCGCGCGAAGACTTGGGTCCCGCTCTCGATGGCCACGGCGGAGAATATCGTGAAGAGCATCGATATGGATCCCAAGGATATCGGCTTCCGTGCGAAGAATCCGAACGGGTATGCCATCACGGACATCACCCGCTCAGCAGTGCGCGACTATCTCTCGAAGGATAATTTCGGTCGCAAGCAAGACGAGCTCGAGCGCAATCTCTGCATCGATGGAACGGTTGTGTGGAAGACGATCGAGACGACGGATGCGAAAGGCAAGCCGAAGCTCATCACCCGCAACGTCGATCTTTTGAATATATATATTGATCCGACGGAAGATACGATCCAGTCGGCCTATCGGTTCACGGAGCGTTCGCTCATGACTCCTTCGGCGATCGAAGGAATGGACGGATGGTACAACACGGAGGACCTCACTGGCTCGAAGGCACTCGCGAAGGTGGACTCGCAATATCGCTCGGTCTCTGTCGGAACGACCGGAGAGTTTCGCGACGTGTGGGAGATGTGGGGAAAGATTCCGAAGTCGCTCATCACGTTTGATCAGAAGGATGGGAAGACTGAGATCGACGGGCATGTCGTGGTATCGGGGCTCGAGACCGGCAATGGAGTGACTCATCTCATCGAAGAGAATACGAGCGGCATCAAGCCTTACGAGGAATGCCGCTATTCGAAAGTCGCCAACCGCTGGTATGGCGTCGGACCTTTGGAGCGCATCATGTGGCTGCAGATCTGGCTGAATACGATCATGAACATC